GTCTTTCGCAGGAAGCAGAGAATGCAGCTTTCCAGAAGTTCCTTCTCAGTAATGAGAGGAGCCGTTCCTGGGAGCTGCGTATTTCGTCCTTGATGGACGAACACCTCGTCGGCAACTTTAGGGAAGCTATGTATCGCTTCTTCTATCCGTTGATCGACAAGCTGCACCCTTCTGCCTGTTTTTCTGCAGGTAGATGTGGACCGGGTGCTAGCTACGGTGTTAAGGGCACGAGCAGTTATACTAAGCTGTTCGACAGCGCCCTTACCACTACCTCTGCTGGCTTATACGAGCTGTACAGTTCGTGGCTTACAAACAGCCCGCGACTCCTAGATGCGGAATTGTTCCGCGTGGGTCGTTGGGCCCCGTTTGTGGTCAAGCGTGGAAGCAAACTTTCATTTGTTCCTAAGAACGATGAAATCGGTCGCAGTATTTGCGTCGAGCCTTCACTCAACATGTTTCACCAGTTGGGTGCTGGGGAGATCATATCTCGACACCTAAACAAGGTGTTTGGGATTAATCTTTCAACACAGCCTGATGTAAACAAAAGGCTTGCTCGAATCGGTTCCAGGACCGGTAGTTTCTCTACTATCGATCTTGTTTCCGCTTCCGATACCATCTCTCATCAGATGGTGCGCACGTTCCTGCCTAAGGCGGTCTATGACCTCCTTATGCTCTCGCGTTCTTCTTCTACCTCCTACAAGGGGCAGGAGATTCCATTGTCTATGTTTTCGACTATGGGTAATGGGTTTACTTTTCCATTACAGACCGCGATTTTTGCGTGCGCAGTCGCCTCAGCTTTCCGCACCGATGGTACTAAACCACGTTCTTCCCGTTTAATTCGCGAATGCGAAACGGGCTTAACCTGGCAGTACCAGAAAACAGGACGGATGCGCTTGGGCAATTACGGCGTCTTTGGTGACGACATAATTGTGCCAACTGCGATTGACCTCAAGCTACGGAGACTTCTTCACCTCCTTGGTTTTGAAGTTAATGCTGAGAAGTCCTACCGCGAGGGGGACTTCAGAGAGTCTTGCGGGGGTGACTTCCTGAGAGGGAAGCCATTCCGGGGTGTCTATATTAAACACCTTAAAACTACGCAAGACCGCCTAGTCGCTTTTAATCGACTTACGGAGTACGCTGCGTACCACAAGCTTCAGATTCCTGAGACTTTGCGGTACTTACTCCCTCGACGCTGGCATCGTGTTCCTCTTCACGAGGGATATGACGCCGGCGTTCGAGTACCCTCGATTGATACCTCTCCAATCAGTTCTGATTCATTAGAACCGGTTGTGAAGTATCTAGCATGGTATCCCAACCCGAAACGGTTGGAGCTACAGCACCCAGACACCAACTTCTGGGGTGCTGTTGATTCCATGCTTGGCGGCTACCTTAGGACAGGCCGTGTTAGTGTACGCGTTGAACGCGTACATTACACCCTGAGGCGAAAGCATGTACCACCGGTTTATTGGGGC